CGGCTGCCTCGGCTGCCTCATGCTCTTTAACTTGGCAATCGCACATACAAGGAAACAACATACCTTTATGTAGGTAGGCTTTAGGCTTACCGCAAACCTCGCAAACGGGAACGTCTGAACCCTCATATCCACCCAGTACATTAACCACGTTTACCCCTTAAAACGCACACTCTAAAACCTCTGTAGGCGCTTGCTGTAGATAATTTTCAAACTTAGACGCTCTAAAAAGCGTCTCAGGTCTTAGATACTGCCTCATATCCGTACGCAACCACTCGGAAGCCTTTACGTCTATTACCTTGATACAGTCCTCGACTGTGTAGCCCTCGTTTAGACGGGCTGTAACGGGTTTAGAACTGCTATCGCGTCTATAATCGTATGATTTACCCGTAACCTCGTTCAAATGCTCTATAACGGCTCTCACGCCCTCAGAGGTACTAGCGCTAGTCTCTTTCTGTGGTACGTCCAGTTTGCGCCGTGTAGTCACGTAAGAGTTAAACGTTACCCCGTTTACTACCGTCTCGGACTTAACCAGTAAACCACACTCAACCAACCCAGCAAGCACGTTTGATACAGTCGATAGACTGCACCCTGTCCAGTCACTTATATACTGCCTCGAACCGTGGAAACTGTGACCCTCTGACTGACAAAAACCATAAATAAGGGCGTAAATGATTAGTTCGTTTCCTTTCAGTCCTAACTCTGACCTCATAAAGGACTGAATAACAATAAAACCGTCTCTATTCATTGCGTGACCTGCCAATATCAGAATAAATACGGTATTTTAGCGTATTCATTCCCTGTTCTGATAACTCCATAACCCCGTTACCGTCAAAATGAACGCAATTAAGCCCAACCGTTCTAGTTGCAGGGTGTATAAACGCTATATTATCCATGTTTAAGATAACATCGTTATACTCGCTATCTTCGCAAACAATAAAGCTAGTCATCTTCACCCGCTAACTCTTTTAACTGGTCGGCAATGCTAACAAGTTCTGTATGCAAATCGCTATCAACGGAAAACAAATAATCTTCTAGAACGCCTTGCATACGTTCACTAAGGTCTTGAATTGTTGCGGGCTGTTTGTGCGTAAGTTCGTAAGGTAGAAACTTAGTACACTCACCGTCTAAAAAAACGTCAATAAGAACGCCGTTACTCTTAAAGTCAATGCCATTTACCACCCACTTACTACCATAACCGTCAAATACCGTATCTCCGATATGGATAACTTCACCGTCTTTATCCAGCGGTAACTCAATCATGTTGGAAACGTCGCATAGGTCAATTAGACGAGCGATAACGGTTTTTGCGCTATATTTAGTTGTTGCTCCTCTTGGTATTTCTCGACCAAATAAGCACTTGAAAAGCTCTGCAAAGTACAGTTTTCCGCCGTCATAAGACATAAACCTCTCAGCGATAGCCTTACGCTCTTCTTTAGTCAGCATTGTTCATCAGCTCCTTGTAATGACTGCAAAACTCACACGCTGAACAGTAATTGAGGCATTTACTATCCTCACCCTTTCGGTGTTCAACGTAGAAACCCTTACCCTCAGCCTCAACTCTAGCGTTAGCCTCTTCCTCGCTGTCATAGAGTTTAACGGCTGTTTTGCGCCCCTCTTTCATAACTGCGTATTTGTCGGCTTTATGCCAACGCTCAACATCGGAGCAAAGAGGCAAATCACCATCGCTCAATTTCTCGGCTGCCTCAATCTCGGAAAACTTAGCTTTGAGCCAACTCTCGAACTCTTCTAGGTCTTTGTCGGTGAAGTTCCAGCCGATACGCTGCACGGGGTGCTGTGGGTAGGTATGGTCTGTCTTTGCCTTAGTCTTTGAGTGGTCTTTGAGCATTCCCACAATCTCACCACGGCGGGCGTTAAAGCCGATTTTACGCAATAGCCACACATATGCGAGGCATTGAGTGCGCCAGTCATCAAACTCTTTATAGATGAACTTCCACACGGTAGCGGTCTTATAGTCTGTGACTGTACCCGTTGCGTCATCATACAAATCAAAAATACCGCTCAACTCGTAACCGTTTTGTACTTCAACAGATAGCCAGTTTTCCTTTAGCTGGTCGGCTGTTTCCTCGGACTGCTCCAAAATCTTATGTACCGCTGAACCGAAGATAGCCCATACCATTTCTGAGACGTCTGTCTCGATTTCCTCGGAGTGTCGGCGCTGTAAAATTGCCTCTCTCGTACCCTTTAGAACAGACGTTACACTGTAGCGTTTATCTGTATATTGATAATCGCTAGTAGCAGCGTCTACAAACGGCTGAGGTAGGTTTAACTCATTAGTTAGTTTCATGTTTTATCCTCCTATGATTGTTACCCTTATGAAACTTTCGTTTCTTGTACGGGGTAGTTTCGTAACGTGTAGGCTTGTAACCTGCCTGTCATCTTCATAAGCTACCCCGTTTAGTGCGTCTAGGACTGCTTTAGCTACATTGTCTATATCGGGCTTAGACGTATCTAGTTCAGCTAAAAGTCGTTTAGGTCGGCTCTTTGGTAGTTCCCTGTGAATGAAGATTGATACACTCACCGCCCCGCTTAACTTCTTACCGCCCGCCTCTGTGTATGCCTTAGCTATTGAGCGCTCATACTTCATATAGCTAGCGGGTGTATAAGCCCTGCCATAGCCTCCACGGGCTGAAAATCTAGGGCGGGGCTTACCTCTTACCTCGCCCCTTAAAACAAACGATTGAAACATTACAGGTCGTTTAGTTCTTGCATACTGTCATGTACGCTACCCGCTGCCTTTGCTAGACGCTTGATATTCTCCTCAAACCTAGCAACAAGAAAAGCGCCCACCTCTTCGTCATTACACTCACTAATAAGCGACCAATTTACAACGACTTTTAGCCCTACTGTGACTAACGCCTCTAGCTGCTCTCGCTCAATCTTGATAACGTCTTTCTCCATGTTTCTATCCTTTCTTTAGCGCCCCGCCACCCTTTGCAGCGGGGCTACTTTGTTGATACCTACTATAGGGGCTTTGTTGCGAGTTGTCAACAACAAATAGCGTTCACAATTCCTACACAATTACACCCTAGAACGGAATATCAGCGTCATACATATCTGTGTTATCGCTGATATCTGCCTGTGTCTGATACTGTACGGGCTTATCCTGTTTTGTAGACATAAAGGTAATAACGTCTACAATCACCTCAACTTTTGAGCGCTTAGAACCCTCTTTGGTTTCCCATGTTGACTGTGTTAGCCTACCAGTTACGCAAACCTTAGTACCCTTTGCGAGGTAGTCGGTAATGCTCTCAGCCCTTGCACCGAAGATATTACAATCAAAAAAGTTTGGTACATCTTCCCATTGACCCGTTTGCTGGTTCTTTCGGCTATCGTTGACTGCAATACCAAAGGAGCAAACGCCCGTGCCTTTGGTTGTAAAACGCAATTCTGCGTCTCTAGTAAGGTTACCGCTCAAACAAACTGTGTTAATGCCTCTCATGTTTATGCCTCTTTCTGTACCTTAGTTAGCCAACTTGTAACAATTCCCACCGCTGCCACTCTCTGATTGTCTGTGTACTCAATCTGTTCAGCGGTTACGCCTAGTTTCTTCATCGCAGGCGTAATATTTAACGCTTTTATAACGTCATCGACTGTTTTACCCCTCAGATTAGCGAACTCTAAAACCTTGTTTTGTAGCGTTTCCTCTGTAACGCTCTCAGCGGCTTTCTGCGTGGTGGTTTGCTGTGTCCTGCGTGTAGTAGTCGTTCGTGTTGCTGTTCGTGTCTTAGGGGCTGTCTCAGCGGGTCGATTGTCAAGTGCGTCTACCTCTTCACCGCTGTCTACCGCAAACAGTCCACAAATAGCGTATTTTCTCGCATAGGAACTAGCTAGACCGCTAATTTGTGCGGCGTCCATGCCCTTTTTCTCATTCTCTTCTCGTGCATACGCTACAGAGGTTACTGTTTCCTCGCAACCCTCGACATAGAACGTTACTGTTGCCTGTGTGTAGTAACGCTCACCAATAAGAACAACGCTATCAGTCATGTAATAACCGCATTTGTATTTCTTGCATAGCGGTTTGAGTGCTGCGTTAATGCTCTCTAGGTTTCTGAACTTGTATTTACCGAATGCGTTGTACTGGTCTTTTGGTACGTTTAATTCCTCTCTTACTTCGCTTAGAACTTGATAGACTTTTGACATAGTGCCACCTTTCAACGGTATGTATACCCCCCGCCCTTTGCGAGGGGGTATATTGACTAATTACTCTTTAACTAGGGTAGCTATCTCCCTGCCGTCCTCTGTGTCCTTTACAAGAACATTAGGGTTAAAACCGTACTCAGCCCAGCCAAGAGATACTAGATACTCAGTGAGTGCTTTTCTTGTTTTGAATGTTTCATCTAGGTATACAGGCATACGCTTACCAGTAAATGCGTTCTTTGCCATGTAGTAAGCTGTCCACTTCATTATTGTTACCTTTCTGCCGTGTCGGGAACTCTCTTTGTTTCCCTTTGTTGAGTATTACTATATGCCTTGTGTTGCTCTCTGTCAACAACAATTTTATAGAAATTTCCCTACATATTTTCTACACAAAAATACCCCGCTAGCCTCGTTAACTAGCGGGGTTATGCACGGCGGAGGAGTAGACCGTGTGAAACCAGTATACACTAATTCAGCTTAGTTATTGCGCCCGTTTCGTTAGTGGAAACGCTGAGTGTACCGCTCTTCACTGTACCGTCTGTATCTACTGCATAAGCTAGCCCGTCATGGACTACAACGGCGTTAGACTGAATACGCCCGCTAGCGTCTGTAATGTAAGTTTTACCGTCTACCTCGAACTTACCAGTTGCCATAGTACCTCTAGGCGCTCCGTTCTCAGGTCTTAGGTAATACATTGAGCCGTTTACCTCGACAAAACCCGTTTCCATAGCACATTCTCGATTGTCGGCGGTTTCACGCATATAGCACCAATACGCACCGTAACGTACCCAGCCTTTAGCTGCGTAACCGCTAGCGTCAAAGTAGTACCATTCACCGTCAATCAGCTGCCATGTATCGGCGTACCAGTCATTAGGGGCGGTAGCGTACCACCAACCCACGGAGTTATGAACCCAGTGAGGGGTAAAGCCTGTAGCTGCTTTGTCACCCTCTGCAAGCCTTACCCAGCCCGCTCTATCCAGTTGAGCAACGTTTAGGTCAACATTACCGTTTGCGCTTGAATACTGCCAAATAGTCCAGTCAGACCATGCGCCCGTATTGTAAATCATTTGTGGCAATTCCCAGCTAAAGCGGTTATCGGGATATCCAGCTATCCATAAGGCGGAAACATCGGCGCATGACGCAACCTGTGACCTACCAGCGGGGTACGTATAAACAAGCGGGTAAATACCCGTTAGGGCGTGTACACGGTCTACAAACTGCCTAGCCCACGTTGTAGAACCCCATGAGTCATTGTCTCCATTTTCCCAGTCTAGGCATAAAATAGCCTGTCCTACATAGTCCTTAACGCAGGAAATGAAAGCGTCTGCCTCGGCTACAGGTGAACCTCCCTCGGCGTAATGGTAAACGCCAATCAGTTTACCGTCTGCCTTAGCCCTCTCAAGCTGTCTAACTATATGCGAATTAAGCGGTCTAGTACCCTGCGTTGCTTTGGCAATGACAAAATCAGACCCACTATAAGCGGTTTCCACGTACCCGTTAGAGTACGTGGAGTAACAAGGCTGATAACCGCTAACGTCAATACCTTTTAACATTACATAACCTCACTAGAGGGCTTAGCGCTAGGCTGTGTATAGGTCATTGCTCTGTCACTATCAGAGAAACCCGCTGTTGTTGGGTCGTTGACAATTCCAAGAATGGCAAGGACTGCAAACAGAGCGTTTACGGCTGCCATAGCTTGATTAGTAACGCCCTCAATCTCGACCTTATAGCCGAAAATACCAGCTACAACCTGCATAAGAATAAGCAGGGCGGGAATAAGTGCAAGCCAAAAAGCCTTATTCTTCATTCTAACTTTAAGATTAACCATAGTTTAATTCTCCAATTTCTCGATACGATTGCCTAGGTTTTTTACGTCCGTTTTGACCTCTGTGAGGTCGGTCTGAACTTTTTTTGAAACGTCATCAGCCCTACGTGCAATAATGCCAACTACCGCCAACTCTGAGGTATGTTTACCCACTGTAGAAACTACTTCAGCTAACGACTGTTGGTAGCTGCTCATTTGCTCACTCATAACCTGCTGACGGGTTTCTAAGCGTGTTAACGTGTTAGTGATTGAGCTTTTCCATTCATCTTCACGCTGCCTTTGCTCTTTGCCTCGCCCCTGTATAGTCGAAATAGAAACCATGCAACCCAAGAATGAAGATACTAGACCAATCACAAAAATTAGCATATCACCCGTAATATTACCGTGCATTATTCACCACCCTCTAAAGAAACGAATATATATACCCGTCTGTCATCTACATTATAGCGGTAGCCTATTCCATGCTCTTTGGTAACAACGGGATAATTCCAGTCGCATAACCTTTATCGTAATTGTAGATATAAATATGACCGTCACCGCCACCCGCTGCACCAACCCAAATCTTAGCAGTGTTGTTACCGTTCTGTGTGCCTAGCGGGTAATATCCAACAATAGCAGGTAACAAGTTATCAGGTAGCTGCTTTTGCGTGGTATAGGTTGAATACCCAGCTGCAAGGTAAACATCTAAGTACATCATGCCACCACGGATAGAGTACCTAATACGGCACACGCCGTCATCTTGTAGTGTTATCCAAGGCGTGAACTTTAGCAGCTTTACAAGGTCGTTAAACGTAATATCTACCTTTGAAATCTTCGCTGCTTGCTCGTTAATATTTGTCTCAACACTCAACCCGTCAACGTTTGCGCCAATAGCGGTAGTGTTCATTCTGTCATCGCTAGAAAGACGGGTACTCATAGCCTTAGCCTCTACACCAAAACCCGCCGTTGGTCTTAGTAACAAGTCTGCACACGTTAAAAGCGTTGAACGTGTATCGTCTCTGCCGTTGCTATAGCCCGCTACGATATTGAGCGCTGTACCGCCTAGCGTAACCATTCCAGCATCAAAAGACGCCATTTGCGTTTTACCGTTCAGCAACTTCATACCTTGACGGTCGATAGTTGTATGTATGCCTGTTTTACTGCCTACGTGAGCGCCCTCGCTATCGTGTGAGAATGTATTAGCCATATCATCTACCGCCTCTTTTGCTGTTGTTGCTGTAGCTTTAGCCTCTTTAGCCTCTTTCGCTGCCTGTTCAGCTAGGGCTTTGAGCCTGTCAATATCGGCGCTGCCACCCGTGCCACCGCCTAAGACTTCAACCATAACGGGGGCGCTTTTCTCGCTTACATTGTGAGCGGGTGAGCCGTCATAGTTGCAGGTGTTATCTTCGGCTGTTGCGTATACCCTATAGACTTCTCCAACGGTCAAACCGCTAATAATGCACGAACCCGCCGCCGTTAACTCACC